CCGGCTGATGGGAATTTAGGTTTTTATGGCCTAGCAACTCCCATCGCTAAAGCAACAGTAACATTAGGAGCTGGTACAACTACCACTCTTTTGAAAGCTGATGTATTAGCAATAACAACTGCTCTTGCAAACTTAGGTTTGATAACGGCAGCATAAAGGTTTGGGGGTGGGTAATACTGCCCCCTTCTTTTAACTATGAAGATATTTTTAGCAATAACGCTTTATAACGACCAGATACATGGTAAGTGTTCAGAGTCTATCTTAAAGAATAGTTTATCATTAATGAATGCTGGCCATACGGTTATGCCTTATTATGGTAGCGATTTATATATCGATAGGTCTAGGAACATGTGTGTTGAATTGTTCTTAAAGTCTGATTGTGATAGAATGGTGTTTATTGATTCCGATTTAGAGTTTGATGATGACGCTATTTTAAAACTAATCAAGTATGATAAACCGTTAATTGCAGGCATTTACAGATACAAAAAGGATTTAGAGGAGTATACAACCACCTTAGACTTTAGCAGAGAGAACAACTGCAAAGAGGAAGAGACCGGGCTCGTGTACGTTGAACGGGCTCCTACTGGATTGATGAATATTGAGAGAAAAGTATTTGAGGAAATGAAAGATTATTATCATATGACTCCAGACGAAAGGGGTATTTATTCTTACTTTGATACTGGTATACGGTTTAAAGATGACAATAATTGGTATGGTGAAGACAACTATTTTTGCAAAAGGTATTCAGAGATGGGGGGTGTCATAATGGCAGAGCCTAGGATTACATTTACACATATAGGCACTAAAGAGTATAAAGGTAATTTTCACGAGTTTCTAATGGGTAGGGTGGTAAAACTTCCTGCCCCGATAATTGAACAAACAAACACATAAACAATAAACGAAGGGACAGAAAATGTCATATCCAAGTATAAAACACGGACCAGATGGTGATAAAAGACTAGTTAAGGATGAGGGTGAAATGCTTGATGCCTATAACGCTGGTTTTAAAGATAGCCCCTCGGCTTTCTTTCCTGAAGCTATTGCAGCTGAAAAGGCCCGTTTAATAGTTGAAAAGGCAGAAGCTGAAAAAGCGGCTAAAGCAAAAGAGAGAGCGGATAAGGCAGAAGCTTTATTGGTTGCTCAAGAGAAGGCTGAAGCTTTAAAGAAAAAGAAATAAATGAGTACTGGTAGAGATTATGTAAACGGAGCCTTAGAGATTTTAGGGGTTAGGGCTGGTAATCAGTCACTAAGAGATTCAGATGCAAATATTGGGCTTCGGTTCTTAAATGCTATGCTGGATTCATGGTCTTCTAAAATGGATGCTATTTATGCTGAAACTCAAGAGGCCTTCACTTTAACCTCTGCCGATAGTACATACACTTTGGGACCGAGTGGTGATTTTGTTACCACTAGGCCGCTTAAGTTCTTACGGGCTAAGGTTAGGGATGCTCAAGGGATTGACCACGCTCTTAATTTGATGCCTAATAAGGAATTTCAAGATTATTTGCTTAAATCTCCGGGTGATAGTTTGCCTTGGTCTATGGGTATTAATATGACGATTCCAAATGTTGAACTTGAGATTTACCCGCCACCAGATACCACTTACTCTTTAAGGCTTACAACTTTGAAACCTTTAGCGGCTGCTACTTTATCAAGTACTTACACTGTACCTCCTGGATATGATTTGACGATTATGTATAATTTGGCTCCTTTATTGGCAGCTCCTTTTGGGTCTTCCGACATTTTGGGCAGTCCTTTAAACGCTGCTTCTATTGCTGGAATAGCTTCAAGATTGTACAGGGAAATGATTATAGCGAATACTGAAACTGAGGGGACTGGTACAGACCCTATGTTGCCTGACGGTGATTACACGATTAGGTCATGGAAAACGGATAATTAAATATGCCAATAGATTCTAGAATACCATTACAAGGCCGAGTGCCACAAATTAGCCTTCAACCTTTAATGGAGGCTTTGGCGTTTAGTGATAGACGTAAAGCGGGGCAATTGCAAAGAGAGTCTAATCTGTTTAATATGGCTCAAGCTAAAGCACAGCAAGAAGCCAAGAAGCGGAGTGCTGATACTTTTAAGCAGCTTTTAGAGTCAAATCAAGAGATTACCCCCGATGGTCAGAGAGTAAATAAACAAGGGCTTATATCTGGTTTAATAGGCTCTGGTGACCCTGAGTTATTTAAGATTGGTGGAAAGTTAGAATTAGAACACAATAAAGAGCAGCGGCAAAAACAAACTGATTTCATGAACAAGAATGCGATGCTTTTGAAGGCTAAAGGCGATATGTTCAAGAATCTTTCACCCTATTTAAAGGCTCTTACCGACCCGATTGAAAGGGCTAATATTTTAAAAGAAGAACACAAAAAATGGAAGCTACCCACTGATAATTTACCTGATTCTATCGATGATACAATGCTGGCTACTTTGGGGCAACAGCTTTCACCTGTTAAACAACAAATCAGAGTAGATAAAGACAATTATTTTAGAACTTTTAACCCTTCTAGTGGTGTCCTTTCTTATGCTACAGGACCCAAAGGTGCGAAAGTCCAAAGCCAGGAAAATATCACATATAAAACTGATGAATCTGGTAAACTAGTCCCATTGTCCTCTAAGACTGCACCGACTACAGCCCCTAAACCTATTCCAGGGTTTACCGCAAAAGGTACGGCCAAATTAAGGCTAGATGAAAAGAAAACGGACCTGGCTATAAAACAGGCTGATTTTAATCTGAATAAAGCTGTTGAATTGGCGAAACACGGCGGGCAATTTAAGACTACCCAATATGATGCTGCCGGCTATGGCCTAAGAATGGAAGAAGTTGAATCCGGTTTAGATAGATTATTTAAGAGCAAGAGTTTTGACCCTACAACTTTGAGTTTTGCAATAATGGAAGCAGGGCCAGAGATGTTAAAATCTGGACCAATGAAGTCTTATTTGCAGTATCAACAGAACTTTATCAACGCTACTCTGAGAGAAGAATCGGGCGCTGCAATTGCTGAAGATGAATTTATAAAAGCTCAAAAATTATACTTTCCTCAAGTCGGCGATACATCAGAAAATCTTAGACAGAAAAAACGAGCCAGAGCATTAAAACAGTCTGGATACATGACCGAGGCTTCAGGGGCGTGGCATGAATCTAAGGCAAGTTTAGAAAAGATTATCAATCCTAAGCCCATTAACGCTAGACCTCTGAAGCGTAAACCTAAAGTAAAGTATAAAAACATAGAAAACATGAATGAATCCCAATTGGATGCTGAAATTAGAGCCTTACAAGGGGGTGGATAATGCCTACTATAGAAGAAAAACGAATAATCCTTAAAAGGCTCCGATTAAAAAAGTTAAGAGCTGAAAAGGCTAGTGAACCAAAGCGAACATTAGAGCAAAAATTAATACTCAATAAAGCCGCTCGGCTTCGAGGTGAATCCCCAGAACAGAGGACAAGAAGACGAGCTATTGAGCAGAAGGAAGCGCAGCAAGAGGAATATAGTAATTTACCGATTACTGACAGAATACGAGCAGGAGCGGGTAAAACAGCCTATGCTTCATCTATTGGGCTCGTAAAAAGAATGATGGGTCAAGGTGATGAGGTTAGAGATACAATGGGGGCGTTTAATCAAGCCTCTGAGGGTGACATGGCCACTTTAGGCGGTGAGCTTGGGGCTGATATAGGACTTTTAGCTATACCCGCCGCTAGGATTGGTAGAGGCGCTTTAAAAGGTGCGCAAGGTCTCAATAAATTAAGAACCGTTGCAAATGTAGGGGCCGCTGAAGGCTTATTAAGTGGAACAGCTCACCAAGTTCAAAACATTGGAAGTGGTGGTAGTGTTAATCCGCTTGAAGCTGGGGCCGAGGTTGCATTATCTACAGCGATTCCAATAGTAGGCTCTAAGATTGGGCAGGTGCTAAAGAAAGCCGCTCCAGGTATTTTACAGAGTGCAGTAAAGCCAGCTCGAAAGTTTATGGAGAAATACAACCCACCTAATTTTGAGGCTCCATTTGAAAAGGGCTTAATTACTAAAATGGGTGGCCTGGAAAAGACTCTAGAAAAGACTGATGATTTAGTTACTGAACTAGCTAAAAAGCGGGATAAGGTAATAATTAAGGCTGATGCAAAAATAAACATTAACCAAATACGAAAAGGTGTTGACGATGAATTAGCCGATTTAGCTAGAAAGGGAAAGATTACCGATTCCCAATACAAAGGGGCTTTGAGGCATTCTGATGACATGTATAAATCAGGCTCTAGGCTTAAAAGCGCTCGTGTTAATGATAAGGGTGTTACACTTGGCGGAAAGGATGCTGTAAGGCTTAGGATATTAGCGGATAAAAACTCAAAGTTTAATCCTAATTTACAACCGGCTGAACAATCCTATGGGCCTTTGTATAATGAAGTTTATAGAAGTGTTTTAGAAAAGAACATTGCCAGCAAGATACCTGAGTATAAAAAGTTAACTACTGAAATGGGTAAATTTATCCCTTTTGGCAAAGCTGTGGGCCATCGACTTAATCAATCCGCGAATAATTTTAAGCTTGGTGTTTTGGATTATGCTTCAATGGGTGTTGGGATGGGTGCCGGGGGTATTCCTGGGGCTGTGACAGGTGGAGCGCTTAACAGATTAACCACTAGACCTGGTGGAGCTAAAATATTTCATGATATTGGCAGTAGTTTAAGCAGACAAAGCACTTTAAGAGATTTATTAATGCAAGGCGGCCGTTCTGGTGCCTTCGGAAGGAATAGGGGACAATAATGGGATGGTGGACAGATTTAAAGCGGGGTACTGGCGATTTCTTCACAAGCGGCGAGGGTCTTGATATATGGGACATAGTAAGCGGCGGCCTTGCTAGTGAGGGCGGAAAAGAAATTATAGGGGACATGTGGAATGATTATTCCGGGAAAACGGGGGCTGATGCGGCTTTAGATGCCGCGCAACTTCAACATAAATCCGCCGGGAATGCATTAGATTTCCAGAAAGATATTTATAAACAGAGCCGTGAAGATATGGCACCATGGCTTGAAAGTGGTAAGAAAAGCTTAAGCTTATTAGATGAATTAATGGCTGGTGGTCGTTTTGACCCTAAAGAGTTTGATTTTCAAGGTGGTCCAAATTTCCAACGTAATGAGTTTGATTATAAACAATCACCTGGCTACAAATTCGCAATGGATGAGGGTGTTAAGGGTTATGATAGGAGTGCCGCTGCAAAGGGTAGCTTGGGGAGCGGAGGAAATAGGGGCGATATAATGGATTTCGCGTCTAATTTAGCGTCTAGGGATTACGGGAACCAATTCAATAGATTTAGACAAGGTGAAGCAGACCGCTATCAACAGTATACAGATGAATCTAATAGGGATTACGGTCAATATGCTGATAAATTCAGAGCTGACCAAATGGGGACTAATAACCTATACAATAAACTTTCTGGACAGGCTGGAATGGGTCAATCACAAGCGCAGTCTCTTGGGGCTTTAGGTGGTCAATATGGCGCTGCGGGGGCTAACCTTGGGACTGGTAATTTAATTAAATTACTTATGCAAGGCGGGGGAATGGCTTTAGGGGCCATGTAAAGTGAGAATACCAATTCCCATAGTAGGCGGTGATTATCGCCACCCATCTATCCCTTTCGATAGGCAAGAGACTATTAACATGTTTCCTGAAGCAGGCGAACAAAGTAGTTCGGCCCCTTCTATTTTAAGGCGTTTCCCTGGTTTAAAGCTGTTTTCAACTTTGACTTTTGGAAGTGGAGCAATTAGAAGTAAGGGGATGTATGTAAGTGCTGATGAGCGTTTTTTCGTTGTTCGTGGAACAGCTCTTATTGAATTGTCTATTGCCGGGGTGGAAACCTTAAGGGGAACTCTAGTTTCAACTACTGGACCCGTGTCAATGGTTGATAATGGGCTCGGGTTGTCCGTTGCCGATGGAACGAATTTATATGAATTGGTTTTATTAACTAACGTGTTTTCAATTGTTGCAGATTCTGACGCTCCAGATAATAGCCCTGTAGTTGATTTCGTTGACCAGTATATCTTTGCGTTTGACCCTAACAGCGTAAATCTAGGGGAATTTCAACACTCCAGTTTAAAAAGTGTTTCAGATTGGCCTAGTACTGCTTTAGATGTTTATAATGCTGAAAGTTCACCAGATAAAATGATTTCCTTAATTGCTAATAATGGCAAGATTTGGCTATTAGGCAGTAAAAGCTTAGAAGTCTTTAGGAACACAGGGGCGGCTCGCGGAACTTGGCAAAGGATACCGGGAACTACAAAAGATATAGGCTGTGGGGCTGTTCATTCGGTCGCTAAAATGTCAGGTCGTATTTTCTGGCTAGGGGCTTCTAAAGAGGGCAGCTCAATAGTTTATATGAGTGGAGAAGGCTTTTCCGCTGTTGCAATATCTACAAAACCGCTTGAATCGTGGATTAACTCACTTACTGATGTTTCAGATGCCATTGGGTTTACTTTTCAGATTGAGGGGCATTATATTTATATGCTTACTTTTAAATCTGGTGACAGGACTTACTGTTTTGATTTGACTACTAATAAATGGTTTAGGGTTGCTTATAGGGATACAACTACAGGTAATTTAGGTAGAAGTCGAATTGTCGCCTCTGCCTTTTTCAATAATACTAATTATGTGGGCGATTATGCGGCGGGTTTGATTTACCAGTTGGACCCTTTGACTTATACTGATAATTTAGACCCTCAAAGCTGTGAGAGATATTTCCCTTACTTTCATGCACAAAAGCAACGTGTATTCTGGAAAAGCTTAGAAATTGATATTGAGGTGGGTGTTGGTTTGACTAGTGGAACAGGAAGCGACCCAAAGATTCAATTAAGATGGTCAGATGATGGGGGCCATATTTTTGGACACTGGGAAGAGATGAGTATAGGCAAGATTGGAGAATACGACACTAGAGTAAGAATTGATAGACTTGGAGAGAGTCGAGATCGGGTTTATCATATCCGCTGTACTGAGCCGGTTAGATTTAACATTTTAAATGATGCTATAGGGGAAATTAGAGTTGGCAGAAATTAACGCACCATTAGAAGTCCAGTTAATTAAGGACCAAAACCTGCCAGACGAGTGG